GTTTATGAATAATGGCGTTCCGACCTATGTCACTGGCGCCCACTATATGTATTTGCAGTGGACGAGTATCGACGTGGGATACCCTGACTTCCGTGAGGCCAATAGGATATTCTTTATCTTCTGGGAGGCGTGCAAGGCCGACATGCGATGTTTTGGTATGATGTACCTCAAGATTCGTCGTTCTGGATTCTCCTTCATGGGGTCTTCGGAGTGTGTCAATACCGGTACGTTGGCTAAGGACTCACGCGTAGGAATACTCTCAAAGACAGGCTCGGATGCGAAGAAGATGTTTACGGACAAGGTGGTGCCCATTGCCAACCGACTTCCGTTTTTCTTCAAACCTATACAGGACGGCATGGATAAGCCGAAAACGGAACTGGCATTTCGTATCCCTGCTTCGAAGATTACAAAGAAGAATATGTACGATGTGGAGGACGAAGAAATTTTCGGACTGGACACCACCATCGACTGGAAAAATACTGACGACAACTCCTACGACGGAGAGAAGCTAATCCTACTGGTCCATGACGAGAGTGGTAAGTGGGTCAAGCCTAACAATATCCTCAACAACTGGAGGGTAACCAAGACGTGCTTGCGCTTGGGAAGTAAGATTATCGGCAAGTGCCTGATGGGTTCTACGTCGAACGCCTTGGCTAAGGGCGGTTCCAACTTCAAGAAGCTGTACGAAGATTCCGACCCCCGCACACGCAATGCCAATGGTCAGACTAAGAGCGGGATGTATTCTCTGTTCATCCCTATGGAGTACAATATGGAAGGCTTCATAGACCAGTATGGCCACCCCGTCTTTCACGCACCGGAGAAGCCTATCAACGGCGTTGACGGGATGAAGATTAAGTCTGGCGCCATCGACTACTGGGATGCGGAGGTAGAGAGTATGAAGAGCGACCCCGATGCGCTCAACGAGTTCTACCGTCAGTTCCCACGTACGGAGTCCCATGCCTTCCGCGACGAAAGCAAGCAGAGCCTATTCAACCTCACTAAAATCTACCAGCAGATAGACTATGCCGACAGCCTTGTTAAGGAACACTATCTCACTCGCGGGTCTTTCAGTTGGGAGAACGGCATCCGCGATAGTCGGGTCATCTTTACTCCTGATAGGAGGGGTAGGTTCAATATTTCTTGGACCCCAAATAAGGGACAGCAAAATAGGTGGGTTGACAAGCGTGGCGTTAAATATCCCGGCAATGAGCACCTTGGGTCTTTTGGATGCGACTCCTACGACATTAGTGGTACTGTGGGTGGTGGTGGTTCTAACGGTGCTCTTCATGGAATGACCAAGTTCCATATGGACGATGCGCCCACCAATGAGTTTTTCCTAGAGTATGTAGCTCGCCCGCAGACAGCGGAGATATTTTTTGAGGAGGTGCTCATGGCGTGCGTCTTCTATGGCATGCCTATCCTTATCGAGAACAACAAGCCTAGGCTACTGTACCACTTTAAGAACCGTGGCTATCGGGGGTTCTGTATGAATAGGCCCGACAAACACTTCAATAAACTGAGTAAGACGGAGCGCGAGCTCGGCGGTATCCCCAACAGTTCTGAGGATGTTAAGCAGGCCCATGCCGCAGCCATCGAGAGCTTTATCGAAAAGCATGTGGGCATAGATATGGATGGAAGCATGCGTGACGCGGGGGAGATGGGTACTATGGCTTTTGTTAGAACTCTAGAAGATTGGGCCCGCTTTGACATTAGCAATCGTACTGCTTTCGACGCCACTATTAGCAGTGGTTTGGCGGTGATGGCCAATCAAAAACACCTCTATACGCCTCAGTCACAGAAGAGTTCAATAAGCATTAACTTGCCGAGGTACAACAATCGAGGTTCTCGAAGTGAACGACTGGAGTAAATGAAAGACGTCAAGATAAACATCTCTACCGCTGGGTTCCCTAGTCAGTTCGTTTCTGATGCGGAAAAAGCCAGTGACGAGTATGGCTTGATGGTGGGTCAGGCCATTCAATACGAGTGGTTTAGGAAGGACAGCAACCAGTGCCGATTCTACAATCAGTGGGGCGAGTACAACCGCTTGCGCCTCTATGCCCGTGGCGAGCAGAGCATCGCCAAGTATAAGAACGAGCTGTCTATCGACGGAGATTTGTCCTACCTCAATCTGGACTGGACTCCCGTTCCTATCCTCCCGAAGTTCGTAGACATCGTCGTCAACGGTATGTCCGAGCGCCTCTTCAAGGTCAAGGCTTACGCTCAAGACGCCCTGTCGCAATCCAAGAGGAGCAAGTATCAGGATATGATTGAGGGGCAGATGGTGGCTAAGCCCGTCCTCGATATCATTCAGCAGAAGACTGGCGTCGACCCGTTCACTATGAACCCCGACGACCTGCCTACTACCGATGAGGAGTTGCAGGTATATATGCAGCTCAACTACAAGCCTGCCATCGAGATTGCTGAGGAGGAGGCTATCAATACCATCCTCGAGGAGAACCACTATAACGACTTGCGCAAGCGCATGGACTACGACCTGACCGTGTTGGGCGTTAGTGTGGCTAAGCACGAGTTCTTGCCCGGTGCTGGCGTTCAGGTATCTTATGTCGACCCGGCCAATGTGGTATACAGCTACACCGAGGACCCGTACTTCAAGGACTGCTTCTACTGGGGAGAGATTAAGACGCTCCCCATCACGGAGCTTATGAAGATTGACCCCGACCTCACCAACGAGGACTTGGAGGAGATTAGCAAGTACAGCCAAAGCTGGTACGACTACTACAATGTGGCCCAGTACTACGAGAACGATATGTTCTACCGTGATACGGCTACCCTGATGTACTTCAATTATAAGACGACCAAGAAGATTGTCTATAAGAAGAAGAAGCTCGACGGTGACGGTGCCCGTATGATTGAGAAGGACGACCAGTTCAACCCTCCCGAAGAGATGATGGAGGAGGGCAACTACGAGAAGGTCGAGAAGACCATCGACGTATGGTACGACGGCGTCATGGTGATGGGTACGAACATCTTGCTGAAGTGGGAGGTGGCCGAGAACATGGTACGCCCTAAGTCTGCTTCTCAGCATGCCCTTCCCAACTATGTGGCTACAGCACCGCGCATGTATAAGGGCGTCATCGAGTCGCTTACGCGGCGTATGATTCCTTTCGCCGACCTCATCCAGATTACGCACCTCAAGCTTCAGCAGGTCATCTCCCGCACCGTTCCTGACGGCGTGTATATCGATGCCGACGGACTCAACGAAGTCGACCTAGGCACGGGCAACGCATATAGCCCTGAGGATGCGCTGCGCCTATACTTCCAAACGGGTAGCGTTGTAGGCCGTTCCTATACTCAGGACGGGGAGTACAATCAGGGCAAGGTTCCTATTCAGGAGCTCAATAGCAACAGCGGTGCGGCTAAGACGCAGATGCTGATTGGCAATATGAATCACTACTTGCAGATGATTCGTGACGTTACGGGACTCAACGAGGCCCGCGACGGCAGTGCCCCCGACCCCCATAGCTTGGTGGGCTTACAGAAGCTGGCTGCTGCCAATAGCAATACGGCTACCCGCCACATCTTGGATGGCAGCCTGTATATGTTCCGCTCTCTGGCTGAGGCCCTCACCTACCGAGTTAGTGATATCCTTGAGTACGCTGACTTCAAGGACGAGTTTGTAAACCAGATTGGTAAGTACAACGTGAGCATCTTGAAGGAGATTAGCGAGTTGTATATCTACGACTTCGGAGTCTTTATCGAGGTCAGCCCCGACGAGGAGGAGCGTGCTCAGCTTGAGGCCAATATCCAAATGGCTTTGAGTAAGGGCGGTATCGACCTTGAGGACGCCATCGATATCCGGGAGATTAAAAACCTGAAGCTCGCCAACCAACTGCTTAAGATTAAGCGTGTGGCTAAGCAGGAGGAGGAGCGGCAGTTCCAACTCCAGCAGCAGCAGATGCAGGCGCAGAACAATATGCAGTCCCAGCAGATGGCGGCGCAGACGGCTATGCAGAAGATTCAAGCTGAGGCCCAGAGCAAGATGCAGGTCAAGCAGGCTGAGATTGCTTTCGAGATTGAGAAGATGCAGGCTGAGGCTCAGGCTAAGGCACAGCTAATGGACCTTGAGTTCCGCTACAACCAGCAGCTCCATGGTATGCAGGAGCAGCAGTTGCAGATGCGTGAGGACAAGCGTGAAGATGCTAAATCTAGCCGCATCAGTCAACAAAATACTGAGCAGAGCAAGCTTATTGACCAACGGAAGAATAACTTGCCGCCGATGAACTTCGAGTCGAATGAGGACAGCCTTGATGGCTTCGACTTGGCTGAGTTTAGTCCACGATAAATAATATAATTTTACACTAATGGAAATTAAAGTCCGTGAGGTTACTGAGGTAGAGTCTAAGTCTACCCAAGAGGTGGAGCGGGAGCTCCTCGAAAAGCATGAGGCAGAGGTGAATGGGGATGTTCCCGTTCAAGAGGAGGTTACCGCCGAAGAGCCTACTGGCTTATCGGAGGATGACGTGCGTTCTTTTTTGAGCGAGCGTTACGGTCGTGAGATTAACTCTTTAGATGAGTTGGCTGAGGCGCGGGAGCAGGAGTTGCCTGACGATGTAGCCGCGTATTACAAGTACCGTCAGGAGACGGGACGTGGGTTGGAAGATTTTGTCAAGCTCAACAGAAACCTCGACGAGTCGGACGGGGATAAGTTGTTGCGGGACTACTTACTAGAGACGGAAGATGGCCTCGATTCTGAGGACGTCGATATCCTTCTTGAAGAATACAAGTACGATGAAGACCTCGATGACGAGGGCGACATTAAGAAGGCCAAGTTGGCCAAGAAGAAAGCTATTGCTAAAGCGAAGCGACACTTCGAGGAAGAGAAAGAGAAGTACAAAGCACCTCTTGAGTCAAGGGGTGTGGACTCTCTGGAAGGTTCTGAGGAGTATCAGGAGTACAAGCAATACGTTGAGCAGGCGAAGACGTACCAAGAGGAACAGAAGCGTAGGAAGGAGTGGTTTGACGACAAGACTAACGAGGTGTTCAGTGAACAGTTCAAGGGTTTTGAATTTAACCTCGACGACAAGTCCTACATCTATACTCCCGGTGACCGCACAGAGTTGAAGAAGCTCCAACAGACTCCCGAGGCTTGGTTAAACAAGTATCTGGACGATAAGGGGCTTGTGAAAGACGCAGCGGGATACCACAAGTCTTTGTCTGTCGCTATGAACCCTGAGAAGTTTGCCCGGTTCTTTTTTGAGCAGGGTAAAGCTGAGGCCGTGGACGACGTTATGCGTAAGACAAAAAACATCAATATGTCAGAGCGCACGACACCGCAGACCACGTCGAAGGGGGGATTAAAAATCCGTGCCGTCAATCAAGATTCAGGCCGAGGCTTGAAGATTAAGACGCGGCGCACCACCTAAAACAAAAACAAGAAAACATGGCAGGTTCAGTTAACGCTACCCCGGGCTTTGATATTCAGCCCAGTGCTGAGCGCGTTGCGCTTCAGACAAACTACATCACCAACTTCGACTTCCTCAATCAGTATCTCCCTGATACTTACGAGAAGGAGTTCGAGCGTTACGGCAACCGGACTATCTCCGGCTTCCTCCGCATGGTTGGTGCCGAGATGCCCACCAACTCAGACATGATTAAGTGGGCTGAGCAAGGTCGTCTCCACACTAAGTACACCAACTGTACATCAGATGGAGACAACACCGCCACTACAGCGACTTGGACAGTAGGTGATACAGACGCGCCTGCAAGCATCGCCATTCGTATTGGACAGACGGTGTTTATTAGTGATAACGCTGCTGGTTCTGCCTTTACTAATAAGGCTGTTGTAACAGACGTTACGGACACCACGTTTACGGTTGCTTACTATGAGGCGACTCAAACGATGGGTAATACCGCCATCTGCACCGTAATGATTTACGGTTCAGAGTTCGCTAAGGGAACCGAAGGAATGGTTGGAAGCCTTGAGGCCGACGACCTCATCTTCGATAACAAGCCCATCATCTTGAAGGACCGTTACGCCGTATCTGGTTCTGACATGGCTCAGATTGGATGGATTGAGGTGACCACAGAGAACGGTGCTACCGGATACTTGTGGTACTTGAAGTCCGAGCACGAGACACGTCTCCGCTTCGACGACTACCTTGAGACAGCTATGATTGAGGCTGTTCCTGCTGCTACCGGTTCCGGTGCTGAAGGTGCGCTTAGTTCTGCTACAGGCGCAGGTACTATCAACGCTGGTTCTGAGGGTATCTTCTACGCTGTAGAGACTCGCGGAAACCTCTGGTCTGGTGGTATCCCATCTACCTTGGCTGACTTCGATTCCATCATCTCTCGCTTGGATAAGCAGGGTGCTATCGAGGAGAACGTTCTCTTCGTGAATCGTGAGATGAGCTTCGATATCGACGACATGCTGGCTGCACAAAACAGCTACGGTGCCGGCGGTACTAGCTACGGTCTCTTCGACAACGACGAGAAGATGGCTCTCAACCTTGGCTTCACGGGCTTCCGCCGTGGTTACGACTTCTACAAGTCTGACTGGAAGTACTTGAACGACCCAACCATGCGTGGCGACCTCACCAACGGTGTTGTCAACGGGCTGTTGGTTCCTGCAGGAAGCACTACGGTCTATGACCAAGTGATGGGTAAGAACGCCAAGCGTCCCTTCCTCCATGTCCGCTACCGCGCCTCTGAAACTGAGGACCGCCGGTATAAGACTTGGATTACAGGTTCTGCTGGAGGCGCTGCTACCAGCTCTCTCGATGCGATGGAAGTCAACTTCCTTTCTGAGCGTGCTGTGTGCGTGATGGGAGCGAACAACTTCTTCCTCTTCAACGACTGATTGTGAACCGGATATTGGGGGGCGCATTGGGCGCCCCCTTCTATCCACACCTTTAATTAAAATAGATATGAATACAGATAAAAGCTACCGCCTCCTCCGAGGCCGTGCCCCCCTTTCTTTTATGATTCCCGGTCGTAGCACCAACCGCAAGCCTCTCCTGTATTGGGACGAGGAGAAAGGTGAAAACCGTGTGCTACGCTACGCCCGCAACCAAAGGACTCCCTTTGAAGACGAGCAAGATGGTAACGCCATTGTCGAGCCCATCATCTTTGAGGACGGTCTGCTCCACGTTCCTAAGACGAACCCCGTCCTACAGCAGTTCTTGGACCACCACCCTATGAACGGTGCTCAGTTTGAGGAGCTGAACCTCGAGCGCGATGCTGAGGCTGAGGTAGAGAAGTTGAATATGGAAGTCGACGCGCTCATCGAGTGCAAGGCTTTGACCATCGACCAGCTTGAGACTATGGCCCGCCTTATGTTGGGTATCAACCCATCCAAATACACCACGGCAGAGCTACGCCGCGATATGCTTATCGCTGTTCGCCGTGAGCCTGAGCACTTCCTTACTCTGGCTAACGACCCTGACCTGAAATTGCAGGGTAAGATTCTCCAGTTCTTTTCTGAGAACCTCCTCTCATACCGCCGCAACAAGACGGAGATTTGGTTCAACGGCCCTGAGAACAAAAAGAAGCTCCTTACGGTACCTCACGGTCAGGACCCTGTGGTCTTAGCTACTAGCTACCTCCTTAGCGACGAGGGCCTTGAGCACCTCCGCGTCCTCGACACGTTGGTTTCTTGAAGACTATCTTTAGCCCATGGCAAAGTATATAAGCTTAAAGTTTGAGCCTGAGTCAGGCACCTCTTTCGATTATCTTATCAATGTCGAGCGCCTTACCTATAGTTATGGTAATCTGAGTTTTTTTGATGCTGTGGCGCAATTTGAAATCCCTTTAACGTTTCCTAATGGAGATACTTCAGCAATCTTAATGGAGGGTTATATCCAAGGGTTGGTTTCTGATGCGCTACAAAGGCCCGGGAACAAGTCGATTATTCCTGCTACCGACGGCCCTGCTGTCATTACAGAATTTGTATGATGAAGAAATATTTGAAGATTCCTAATACGGATGTAGGTTTCACCTACTTCAATGTCCTTGGTGTGATATGGTGCCGACCTGCCGATGGTGATAACACCATTACGCAGCTTCAGACTCTAGACGGTGTTGTTAATATCACTCACGCCGCAGAGACTGATAACGCTATGACGCGGTGGTGGTATGAAAACGTTCAGCTTATCGCGGATACTCCTTACGAAGAGGTAATCTTTGAGGCTACAGAAGTTCCTTTTGAAATCTCAGCAATCTCTCCAGCTACGCCATGACTATTAGCTTTCCTCAAAACGTTAGTTTTAACGCGGTATCTAGCCGTGTGGCAGGTACTGAATTCGCTATCGAGCCGACAGCCATCGCTCCATTTAAGGTAATCAATACTGCAGGCACTACTTTCTCCCAAGTAGCTGTAGGTGATGTGGTGTGTATTTATGACTATCCGGGCACGTTTGCTACAGTTACTGTCGTCGATAGCGCTACAGAGCTCACCTTGGATAAGGATATCATCAAAGGTACAAGCGATTACTATCTTGTCCTTACCGCTGATTCAGCGTTTAAGGTTATTCAAGACGGCACCGACCACAATTTTTTGCAACTGTTTTCTCCGGGCTCCCGCGTGGATACTGAAGCAACTGAAGACCTTAATTATACGGTAAGTGGATGTGGAGTTGTATCTGTCGATAGCCCAACTCAGTTAACTACCGATATTCCTATGGGTGGTTACGATTTTATTCATGTCACGACAGATAAGAAAGCTTTCTGTAACGTAGAGAATATAGATGTTTTTTATATCAGTAATGATGAAATAGTTCTTACTGGATACAAATTCGAAGATTTCGAATATCCGGCTATCTTGACAGATTTAGAACCCCAAGGTTCTTTGGATGATGTTGTTGATGCTATCTCCAAGTCTGTAGCAGGTGGATATCGAAATGACTCTCCTATCAACACTAGGACGTTTGGTGCGACTGTTCGATTCACGTTTTGAAAACTGATTTATTCATAGAAAAGAGCCACCTTCGGGTGGCTTTTTTTTTGGACCTTAGAGTATGAAGCGTTGGCTCCTACTACTCTACTTCCCGTTTTCTTCTTACGCTCAGTGCGACCTTGAGCTCCTTGGCTTCAACGCCGTAGAGGGGCTGGTGACGGTGGCGTTCCACAACACCAATGGCTGCGGCGGAACGGGCGGTCCCGATGGGGTGTCTGAAATTCAGTTCGGCTTTCAAGCTGTCGATGAGGATTGTAACGCGATGAACATCGGGTGGGACTTCCCGTCGGGATTTTCTATCTCGGGCGACAACAACCATCCGGGGTGGATATTCTCCTCTACCACTACTGAGCTGGCAGGAAACTGGACGAACCTATATGACGACTCTCTAGACCCCCCGTACTATACGGGCGATACGGTCTCGTTCCCTGTATTCAATTCATATCAGAACGATTGTATCGACGGTACGTTCTCTGGTTCTATGAGCTGTGAGCTGTCTAACGTCATCGACTACTGGGCTAGTGAGGGGTACAGCATTCAGATTGTGATATGGCAGATTAGCTATGGCCCGACTATGTATTCTGACGAAGGCGGGTGGGCCGAGGTAGGCCCCCTTGGCGGTGGCATCACCCCGGAGTGCTGCGGAGTTTATGAGGACGAGGTTTTTTGGGACAACTGGCTGGTGGTGGGCCCCTGCGGTGAGCCGTTGCCGGAGGTCATCATAGATACGGTATATATCGAGCTCCCGCCAGATACCGTGTTCTTGGTGCAGTATGACACCACGTACATCGAGTTGCCTCCCGACACCGTGTTATTGATAGAGTACGATACCACGTTTGTGCAGCTCCCTCCCGACACAATCCTTTTGGTGCAGTACGACACCACATATATTGAGCTCCCTCCGATTACGATATACGACACCACATACATCGAACTACCTCCCGACACAGTCCTCTTTGTGCAGTATGACACCACGTTTGTGCAGCTCCCTCCTGTGGTCTTGTGGGACACCATAATCGTCGAGGTAGACTGTCAGACGGGGCTGGAGTGCCTAGAAGTTATTGAGTGCCCCATATACGCTCCTAACGCCTTTACCCCAGACAACGACGGCGTCAATGATACTTGGTTTGTTGAGGCCCCCAACGACTGCTGGGATAGCGTAGACATCAGGGTGTACTCCCGTTGGGGTGATTTGGTGTGGGTATCGAAAGACTTCAGTGAGAGGTGGGACGGAGGCTACGATGTGGCGTACGTACGTGACGACGTGTACGTATATCACTTTGTGGCAAGGAATATTTATAGCAATCAGTGGGTAAAGCGGTCTGGTCACGTAGTAGTATTGAGATGATTATCTTTAGGGAATGATTGATTCAGTCCGTCAAACCGTCTTGTCGATTCTTAACAAGAACAACTACGGCTACGTATCTCCCTCCGACTTCAACTTGTTTGCCAAGCAGGCGCAGCTAGAGATTTTCGAGAACTACTTCACTGGCCTCAACCAAGCCATCAATGCGGAGAACGCCCGTATGTCTGGTACGGACTATGCCAATATGACTAGGGGCATCAACGAAGACATCGATATCTTCTCGGTGTCTAAGCCTTTGGACTTTGACTCTGGCAACCTGTTCTTTACCCCGAGTATCGCTACCACCAGTGACGACTACTACCTGCTGAACAAGGTATTGGTCAATGGCGCTGAGGCGGAGCCCGTTACGCATAGCCGCATCACTATGCTGGCCAACTCAAACTTGACGGCACCCTCGGCTCAGTACCCTGCGTACACCATCGACAACCCAAATGCTGGGCAGGTCATCACGCTATACCCTACGGCAACGACGTATGCACAGGGCGATGTGGTGGCTCAGTATGTGCGGTATCCCTTCGACCCGAAGTGGACGTATATCTTATTGGCTAACGGAGAGCCTGTATTCAATCAGTCGTCTACCGACTACCAAGACTTTGAGCTTCCCATCGATGACGAGCCCCGCTTGGTTTATCGCATCTTGCAGATGGCAGGCATGAGCATCCGCGAGGGCGATGTCTATCAGTACGCTAACGCAGAAGAGAAAGAGCAGTAATGGCATACATCACAGACTACCAGTATTATGAGAACGGGGGCAACGCTCCCGAGGATGCCAATTGGGGTAGCTACCAGTACGTTTCTCTAGAGGATATCGTCAACAACTTCCTGTTGATGTACAACGGCAACCACTCTTTGGTTAATAACGAGGAGCGGTATAAGGTCTTGTTCCACGCCAAGCGAGCTATCCAAGAGCTCAACTACGATTCCCTGAAGGAGATTAAGATTCTCGAGCTCAACGTCTGCGACCGCTTGCGCTTCGTCCTCCCTCCCGACTACGTCAACTGGGTTCGCATCAGCTTGTATAAGGACGGCGTCTTGCGCCCCTTGACGGAGAATATCCAAACCAACTGGAGCTCTGCGTATTTGCAGGACAACAACTGCCGCATCTTATTCGATGAGACGGGAGCTACGCTACGCCCTCAGGATTCTACCATCGACTTCGACCGCATCGCGGGCACCAAGCCTAGCATCTACCTCAACGGCAACAGCCAGTTTGACGGTCAGCTTGGCTACTGCTGCGACGGCATGTGGTATTTCGATTACAACATCGGGGCCCGCTACGGACTGAATACTGAGACGGCCAATGCCAACCCTACGTTCAGCATCAATAAAAAGGGTGGCGTCATCAACTTCAGCAGTCAGATGGCTGACGAGCTGTGCGTCCTTGAGTACGTCAGCGACGGCATGGAGGGTGGCAACAACGCTGAGATTAGCGTGAATAAGATGTTTGAGGAGTACGTCTACGCTTACGTCCAATACGCTATCCTCGACGCCAAGCTGGGCGTACAAGAGTATATCGTGGGTCGGGCGAGGAAAAAGAAGAACGCGCTCCTGCGCAACGCTAAGCTCCGCGTCAGCAATATCCATCCGGGTCGCTTGCTTATGAATATGCGTGGCCGCGACAAGTGGATTAAGTAATGGCAAATCTGGTAAGGAACTTCATCAAGGGCCGTATGAACAAGAGCGTCGACGAGCGCCTTGTCCCCAACGGAGAGTATATCGATGCTCAGAATATCCGCATGGGCTCCACCGAGGACTCGGAGATTGGTGCGGTAGAGAATACCAAGGGCAATACGCAGCTCACTACGCTGGTATACCCACCTACGGGGACGGCCTTGAGCGATAATGCCACGTGCCTAGGGGCGTATAGCGACGGAGCCAACGAGACCATGTACTGGTTCGTTCACGACCCGTCATTTGTTGACGGCGTGTACTCTGGCGTCCTCGACCTCATCGTCTCGTACAATATGCGCAACGACCTGCTGACGTACCATGTGGTCAGCACGAGCACATTGAACTTCGACCCGCAGTATTTGATTACGGGTATCGACTTGGTTGACGGTCTACTGTTCTTTACCGACGACTTCAACCCCCCTAGACGTATCAATACCGGTACGGCTTACCCCGAGCCTGTGGCGTTTGCTGATAGTGGAGTATTGGGCGATGATATTCTAGTCATCAAGCGCCCACCACTAGAGCCTCCTACGGTTACTGCTGTCGATGTGGTTTCTCGGGAGGACTATATGGAGGACCGGTTTCTGTGTTTTGGATACCGTTGGGAGTATGCCAATAACGAGTACTCGGCTACGTCTCTGTTTAGCGAGCCTATATTCGAGAGCGAGCCGTTTGCTTTTACCACCGAGTCGTACCTCAACGAGGGTATGGTCAACTCCGTGCAGGTGTGCGACGTCACCGTAAGAACGGGCAGTTCCTTGGTTAAGGGCATCGACATCTTGTTCAAGGAGATGGATGACAATATCATCCGCGTCATTGAAAAGGTAGACAAGGCAGACTCCGCTTTGACCGACAACTCCGACTACACCATCCAGTTCAGCAAGCAGAAGATTTTTACCATCCTTCCGGAGAGCGAGATACTGAGGCTGTACGATAACGTCCCTAGGTTGGCTAAGGCTCAGACCTTGATGGGCAATAGGATTGTCTATGGCAATTACCTCGAGGGGTACGACATGGTCAATAACAACGGCCTGTCCAATAAGCTTGGGTTCAATGCCACTTTGGTTCGTTCGCCTTTGGATAGCCCCGATGGCGTCAGCCCTGTAACGCCTTCATCCAAGAGCCTCCACAGCAACCGAGTCTATGAGATTGGTATCGTATACATGGATGAGTTCGGACGGTCTAGTACCGCCCTTGTCGCGCCAAACAACAAGGTCGAGATTGATTGTGGTCAGTCTATTTTTCAGAACCGTATTCGGGTAACGATTCCTTCTATCATGTCTGCCCCCGCTTGGGCCCGCAGATACAAGTTTGTCATCAAGCCCGACAGCGAAGGGTACGAGACCATCTATACCAACCAGAACTTTGAGTACCCTACCGATTCGGGAGAGGTGTATTTCCTGCTCGAAGGAGAGAACGCCGCTAAAGTTGAAGACGGAGACAGGTACGTCGTAAAGAGCGATACCTCTGGTGCTGTTACGTCTTGCACTTACGCTACTGTATTAGAAAAGAAGTCTTTCGCCGAGGGCGAGCTAGACGACACGGGCCCTGAACCCGTACCAGCTATTGGTGGTACATATATGAAGATGAAGCCCAACTTCACATATGGCCTTCCATCGGGAATAGTGAACCTGTTCCCCGGAGAACAGTCTGCCGGAACCAACGGTGGTGACGACCAGCGTACAGAGGGTGGACCGCAAGTAGCGGGTAGCTATCCCTATTTGGTTTACACGGGTTTTGATTTGGACGGTATCAATACCGGCACTCGTATTAGGCTCACCATGAGCTTTACTCGTCAGGGTCGTGGAGATGCTAGTTGTGAAACTAGAACCCTAGACTTCGACCATACATGGGAAGTCGAGAACGACTACTTAAATATTATGGACTGGTTCTACGGAAGTTCAGGTCCTTCAGCTATTGCTAATGACGTAATTGACATCATCCAAGCTGCGGAAGGTGTTTCTGGCGCTCCCTCTGTAGACGCTCCGACAAATGAGGTTCAATCACAAACTAGCAGTGGTTTACCCAACTTCGGAATCGGTGGTAATGGATTGGTCAACAAGTTGTTCTTCAACCAGACGGGAACTAACGACCCTGAGTTCGTAATTATTGGAACCAACAAGTGTTCTGGTGGCTTTGGTTCTGGTAGCAGCCCTAACCGCCGCTCTCGGATTAAAGCCGAGTGGACGGTAACTCGCTCTACTGATGTTGTTGTTTTCGAGACGGAGCCACAGCCTGCGCTGCCCGACCTCTGGTATGAGTCGAGCCAGTCGTTTTTTATTGACCAGCAGAATGGTCGGTACTATGGCAATGTACAAGACCAGACGGGGACTCAACCGGCCATCATCGACACGGCGTTCTTCAACTGCATCAGCTTTGGTAATGGTGTCGAGAGCTATAAGATTCGTGACTCCGTAAAGGGCAAGCCCATCACCTTGGGCAATCGCGTTACTACGACCAGCGACGAGCGGTTCGCTGCGGTGCGACGCTTTGCTGACCTGACGTACAGTGGTGTCATCAACGATGAGACCAACATCAACAAGCTCAATGAGTTCAACCTTGGCTTGCTCAACTTCAAGCCGCTAGAGGACAGCTATGGCCCTGTAGAGAAGCTGTTCGCTAGGCGTACCGATATCCTCACGTTGCAGGAGGATAAGATTAGCTACGTCTTGGCGGGCAAGAACCTACTTACCGATACTACTGGCGCCAGCGTGGTTACGTCTGTGCCGGAGGTGCTGGGCACACAGGTGGCCCGAGTGGAAGACTTCGGTATCAGCAACAACCCCGAGAGCTTTGCTGAGTGGGGCCCGCACAAGTTCTTTACCGATGCCAAGCGCGGCTCTGTAATCCACCTCTATGGCGATGGGCAGAATGAGCAGCTCACGGTCATCAGCGAGAACGGTATGCGGAGCTGGTTCCGCGATGAGTTTATCGAGAGCTTCAACACGCAGAAGCTTGGGGGGTACGACCCGTATATGAACGAGTATGTACTGGCCAGCAACGACGTCTTCCTTCCCGGCGAGGAGGATTGCATCGAGTGCAATACTGTGCAGACGTTCCTGCTTACTCCGGCCCAACAGAGCTACTGCGTCAACCTCGGCAATATCACTGGCGACGTGTCTATCAGCTACAACATCATTGAGGCTGCCGACGGTGACGAAGCCACGATTTCTACTACGTATCCCGACGACCCTACGTCAACACCTGTGGTTACCGGGCCTATCAGCAATGCGTCTCAGCCCGCTGTGCCTAACGTCAATAAGAACTCTATCGTAGACAATACGGTTGGTATCGACATCGACTACACGGGGACGGAACGCTTTGTGTTGCAGGTTCAGGTCAAGTGCCCGGACGCAGTGGACTTGAACGTGAGGTTGATTACGGTCAACCGCCCTGATGAAGCACGGCAGTCTATCCACAGCGAATTCTTTTGGCAAGATGGTGTGTTCGTTTCTCCTTTGAGCAGTACCGCCGTTACGTTTGACTACGACGCTCTAGGCCCTGTCATCTCCGATTGGCAGGACTTTACTGTAGCCCAAGGCAGCAACCTCGGCCCCACCGACGGGAGTACGGTGACGATGATTTACAACCGCATCACTCCCGACAACTATACGCTTCGGGCTTCGGATAGGTTTAGGTATCTGCGTAGCGACACCCTGTATAGGGAAGCTGATATCGTGGCCTTGCTTGCGGACGGCGACCTCTCTGAGATTACCCCTGCTGGCGCTCAGCCAGAGTATACCGGCGACTTCCTTATGCCGGGCACAGGGCAGTACCTGTATCTCGTTTGGGACTACACTGACGGGACTCCCCCTCCTGGGGCTTTCCTTTTGGATACCTACACGGGCGCGGCGGCGGGTTACTCTACGCGTAGGCTTGCCACCTCTGCCACGAACCTCATGCGCATCCGTGAGGACGCAGGAGACACAGAGACGGACATCGGCTACGACTCGAACAACGAGCTGGACACGGCGGCTATCGCTACCCATTGCGGAACGGCGAACGGGTACGTGGTCACGTGGTACGACCAAGCGGGCTCGAACAATGCCACGCAAGGGACCGAGGCTTCACAGCCACAGATTTACAACGGGACGACACAGGCGGTGATTAC